ATCCTCGATGCCGATGAGGTGCCATGGAGCACGGCACAGAAGGAGGTGCGGATCGTCAACACCGTGGCCCCCCTGGTGCAGCAGCACCGGCTGGTGGTCAACGAGGCCAGGATCCGCAGCGAATGGGAGGAGGCCGAGAAGGATCAGGAGACGGGGCATCAGCGGAGCTTGATGTTCCAACTCAGCAGGGTCACCACGGACCGTGGCTGCCTGTCATGGATCGACCGGCTGGACGCCCTGGCGATCGGCTGCGCGTGGTTCGAGGAGTCGGCGGCGCAGGACCAGCAGAAGGTGAAGATCCAGCGGGACCAGGAGGTGCTGCAGGCCACGATCGACGCAATCTTTGAGGAGACGGGCCGCGGCATCGAGGCCCTGGCCATGGGGTTACCCCTCAATCGTTTCATGGGCGGTCGTGCTGCTGGCGGGATCAGCCGAGAGGACAGGTAACAGGTGCGGCAGCGCCTTCTGCCTGGCCTCTAGATGGCCGGGGGAGATCCGCATGCCTTGCAGCATCTTCTGCATGCGGTCCATTGGGTTGTCGGGGATCGCCGCGGCCGAGATTGAGTTCTGCTTCAGCAGCTGCATGACCACCCGCAGGTCGTCATTGCTGATCGGCACCGGATTGCCCTCGTCATCCAGCTGTTCGCCCGCGACCTTGCTCAAGCAGAGGTCGGTGACCGCCTCGTTCAAGCGGTCCAGCTTCTCCTTGAGCGAATCATCGGCCATGATGGTTGCAGGGCTGCAGACCTTCCCATCATGGCCGATGCTTTTGCCAATCCTTTGCCCGTCAAGTGGCAGAGCCAGCTGGATAACGCCTCTGGCACCGGCTACAGAGAGTGTTTCAGCTCCAGTTGCGCCATGTTGGCCATGTATTGGGGGCGAATCAAGGACGACGACGCCTATAACCGGGTCCGCTGCATGTTCGGGGACTCCACCAACGCTGAAGCGCAGCTCAGGGCGCTGCGATTGCTCAAATTGGACGCTCATTTCCGCACCGATGGGCGGCCGGAGGACATCGAACACGAGATTGACGCTGGCAGACCCGTTGCCGTGGGCTGGTTGCACAAGGGCTCATCCTCTAATCCGTTCGGAGGGGGCCACTGGACGGTCATCAAGGGCTACAACGACACCCACTGGATCCACAACGACCCAAACGGAGAGGCAATGCTGGCCTCGGGTGGGTACACCACCAGCCGGAACGGTGCCGGGGTGGCCTACAGCCGGCGCAACTGGAACCCAAGGTGGATGCCCGGTGGAACAGGGGGCTGGATGCTGACTTGCAGCAAGCCACCGATCACCCAGGAGTCGCTGGCTGCTCGGCCTCAGCGGGCTTCCGCCGCCGCTGCGTGATCAGCTTGGCCACAGCCGGCAACGGACTGGGCACCAGCACCCCCAGGGCCCAGTTCCAGCGGCTGTCGCACGTTTGCCATGGAGTTGGTGCCCGAAACTCGCAGATCCCGATGTAGGACGACACCAGGGCAGCGGTGAACCAGGCCATCAGAGCTTGCCGGCCCGCAGCCGGTCTTCGTGGTCATCCAGCTTGGTCTGGTGGTTGTCCAGCATTTCCAGGATCTTGCCTTCAAAGGTGCCTAGGCCCCGGCTGATGGACCACAGCGCCTTGACCCCAGATGAGATGGTGGCTCCGGCAAAGCCGACGACTGTTAGCCCGACGCCGGCCAACGCGATGGACTCGGCAATGCCCACTGCAACCCTGGAGAGATGCCGCCATCTTAGCCGTCTATGCCAGGCCCGCCACCTAGCTGTAGCCGCATGGCCATATCTGCCCCGTTGTAAGGAGCCTCACTTCGTATAGCTGCTGAAAATATGCTTGGAGAACAGGGTCAAAGCCAGCGGTAACAGCGTTAATTCCCGTAGCATTCTGATAGCCAGGAGTTATACGATTGACACCATTCATTTGGCCGGTAGATCCAGTAGGGGCCACCCTTTGCTGAGGCCCAAGTTTTCGTTGGACTGCAATCGAACCAGCATAGCTAGCTGCACCCCACTTGGCCGCTGAGACGCTGACAGTGGTTGCAACGTGGGTAATTGTAGCCATCAGATAGTCCTAGCTAGGAAGGCTGGGTTGGATGTGGTTGTGCCCCCCGACCCGCCCAACCCTGAATTAGTAAAAGCGAGGATTTCGTACTCCTCCACCCCAGCAGTTACTGTTGCGTTATCCTGAATTGCTAGGATGTTGCTATTCTTGATGGCGGTTATGCCAAAGTCTGAAGGGAGGTCGGCAGCATGAATGCTGGTAAGCCTGAGCCCAGTGAAGATTGGGTTTAAGTTTGATCCAGCACTTGGGTTAGCATCAGTTGTCCAACCGGGTAACAGGAATCCCGCATCAGGAGACCCACCCTGGCCGGGGGGGTAATTAACTGGCAGGGCAAAGCTATTCACTACAAACGGCGTCTGTCTCGCACCGGCCCCAGGACTCATGGAAGACCCGAGGAGGAGATCGCGCCTCAATCTATAAAGAGAAGAAATTTCTACGGTGCAGGTGGCCCGAGTACTTATGCCATAAACACCACTATGGTAGCCAAGGTTTAAGTCGTAGAATGATCTAAATGTTGTTCCTGCTGGGTCAATCGTAAAAGTCCTCCAGTTCGTGCCTGTCCTTAATGTAAAGAAAGCACGACCTCCTGATGTGTAGCTAGTGATTGAAAAGCTTATTGATGTAGACAAGCTTATAAGGCTGAAGCCATTAGTACTAGGAGTTAAGGTGCCACTAGCCTGAATCCAGTCTACAGCCTCCACTCCAGTAGCAGTACCTGCGCCACGAGGGTAATGGGTGGTAGCGTTCCATCCCGTACTGGTCGAAACCCAGATGCCAGAACCACTAGCACCATCAGCACCCATGGCAAAGGCGTAGTATGTTTTACCATAAGTCTTGCCAGAGTTATAGGTAACCTCCAGCACTCGATGCTCGTAGCCACCATTAGTGAAACTATCAAACCAGTCGGTCATCAGACCGGCATCAATAAACGCTTGCTTCATTGCATCGCAAACCTGCCCGATGCTCCACGGGGCAGTAGCGACACGAGGGAGTTCAACAACAGCCATGATTAAGTCTCCTGGGGAAGGGTTGTGGTGGTGAACGTAACGGCCGAGGAGCCGGTACTTTGCTTAATCAACCTCACATAAGCAAGGCCACCGCTGTCACCTTGCAGCATCGGAACCGGGTTCTGGATAATTACTTGCGCTGCTGAAGCCGTTACATTTTCCGAGTATGGCTTGTTGTCACCCAAGTTGATCATTGCCTGCAGAGTCCCGCCTGGCGCAGTTCTTGTGTCCGCAGCCCGTTGTGCGGTTGAGCGGTAGATCCGCACCCAGGAGGCTTGGGACACCGTGACCGCCACCAGTTCCGACAGTTTCCCAAGGTTCATGGTGAAGTCGGCCACCCCGTACTGAGCCAGGACGCCAGTTGTGTAGCTGGTGTTGACCCGTGGCCTGGCACCAGTGACACTGATCGGTGCGTACCGGCTATCTGGATCCGTTGGCGTGTAGCTCTGCCATTGCCATTTGTTCGCGGCAGAAGACCACATCAGCCTGACCGGCAAACTGGGCCCACCAACAAAGCCAGCGGGCATGCCAATCAGCCGCCCAGCCAATGCAGCTGCAATCCCCGTGCTATCCCCAACTTCAAGTATTTGCCCATTGATTGGCGAAGTCGGGATCTGAGAGACGTTGCTAACTCTTGTCCAGGGCAGGGCATCAGAGACCAGCCCCAAGGCTGTCCTTACATAGACGACTGATAGCGAATTGGCATCATCTATCTCCTGAAGTGCGTAAAGGACTTGCTTATCTGCTGTCAGCAGATCGTCCATGTCAATGTTTGATCCATCAGTCCAACCAACCATTAAGTTATCGGTTGGAGTAGTCCGCACCAGCGTGATCGTTGTTCCGGTGGTATTCACAAGCATACTGATGGAACTGTCGCTCACCCATTCGTACTGAATCGCTGGAACCAGCAGTCGATCAGACGTCCCCAGCAGCGGGTCGTAGTTCGTCAGCAGGGTCATGTGTGCCCGCAGCAAAAACGGCACAGTGACCGCTAGGCTCAACCCAGCGGGGCCTCCGTTGAAGCTTTGGTAGCTGTAGGGCACAGCGATGCCTGCATGGCTGCAGACATCTTAGATGCCTTGGCTACTGCCCCACCAGGCTCTGGGCCCTGGTGGTCAACTTCTCGATGGATTGCTCGTTCTGCTTGGCCACCTTGGCATCCCGCAGCTGCCGCCATTCCGCCGCTGCAGGGCTTTTGCTCATCTCCACCTGATGCTGGGCCAAGTGGTCGTAATACTCATGCAGCCGTCGGACCATCGTGGGGCCAGGCAGCGCCATCACTTCCTTCAGCGGTCGGTCAGTGACGCGGCGATCGGTGGTGAACGCTGGATCGGCCTCCAGGTTCTTCCACGTCTGGCTGGCAAACAGGCCTCGCAGCGCCTGCTCTAGGGTCTTGCCCTTGGTCAGACGGTCCATCAGGCCATTGTTGTTCAGGTCCACCGTGAACGGGATGGATTCGACGCTGCGCTCACGGCCGTCCATCGACACCTCCTTGGCGTTGCGGCGCCATGTCAGCTGCTGGCCGAACACCGGGTCGTCACCAATCGCCGCGCCCTTCACGGTGCTCACATGCCCGTTGTATTCCTTCTCCAAGTCCTCGCCCATCAGGACCCCTTGCATCTGGCCACTGACCAGCGGTGGCGGCGGGTTGAGCATGCCAATGCGATCGAGGACTGCATGCACCGGGCTGCGGCTGGCGCTGCTGAACGGGGCCCATTTCGGCCAG